TGATGTTTAGTGGTTTCTAAATTCTTTTGGAACGCAGAATAGTCTGCTTCAAGTTGTTCCAATTGTTTTTGAGTAAGGCTCACTTAACACCTCCAAACTGCATTTGATGCTTAACAGCCATGGCTTTCTGATGTTCAACATCATCGGCACAGCCTTTCAAAATAACTAAACAAATACTGAAAATACTGATCATTAGTAGGGTGCTTGCTGCAAAGTTCTTTACGAACTCAACAACTGGTTTATGTTGTGGCTTTGTTTCCTCCAAGGTCGGTTCTTGGTAGAGGATTGCAGAAGTTTGGCTTTTGGTTGCGCCAAACTCAGGTAGTTTGCTATGCGATACTGTTTGTTTCATAATGAGCCCCGTAAGCGTGCAAGTGTTTACATTGGGCCCTGATCGCCGTGCAAAGTAATCAGGGCTTTTTAATGCCTAAAATTAAGCTGTGAATGTTCCAATACGAACAGGGTTGTCAGGCAGTAATTCAATTACTTTGGCTTTAAAGTCTTGAATGATTTCGTCTAGCAACAATTCTTCTTTCACGATCTGAATTGAGAAGACTGGCTTATCATCATTTGTGTTGATGACTAGACGCAGAACAATAAGACGCTCATCTAAACCAAAGTAAGCAGAATCACGGATCTTGAAATATGCTGGCGTAAATTCTTCTTTAGAACGCGCTTCAACTTGGTCAAAGCGAGAGCGACTCTCAGACATATTGCCAACTGAGTGATCGGCGCTAACCGTCGCATCAATTTTCATATTGCGGACAGCCGCCAATGCTTGTGCGCCGCCAATCACATTACCTGCAGCATCAGTAATTTCTAAAACACTTACCCAGTCTTCCAAGAAGACAGCAAAATCACGCTGAGAAAGTTTGCGGTCTTTAAGTGCATTCAACTTTGACCAAACAACAGTTGGTTCTAGTTGTAAGATGGCTTTGTGGTCGCAATGGCCTTGTTCATATACACCATCTGAATAATTCAAAATGCATGTGGCTGTAACATTTTTATGATCAACAAAGACAGGTGCATCACCGAACTGACCATCAATAACAAATGATTTGAAGTCTGCCATTGTTGGGGTTTTTAAAACCCCGCGTGCACGCTCACGACCACCTTGGAAAATTTCTAAATCTTGAATTTTGTAATCTTCATGCACCGCAACTAAATCACCACGCATTACATCTTTAACTGGGTTTGCTAGGACAGCGATTGCATTTGCTTCTGTATTTTCCATTTGGAACATTCCTATTGAGGGTTAAAAAAATTAAAGGTTTTGTGTTGTTGATTAAGCTTTTTCGAATTCGTTGAACAATTGTTTTGTGTGATTGGCGAAGATAGTCACGCTGCCATCGTTGTTTAAATACATTGGTGTTTCAGAGGTTGTGTCTTCTGAGCGTTTGCCTTTGGCAGTAGGTTCTACATAGGCAAGGGTGTGCGAGATATTCACCTGGTTCGATTCACCAATACGTGCAATATCGATAGTTACTTTGACTTGGCCTTTTTTGCCATTTGCTACAACGCCTTGAGCTACTTCTGAAATAGCTATACCAAGTTGTTGCGAGAAATTACCGCCTGAGAGGTCGGCAACGAATTGAGGTGCATCTGTTTGTTTTGTCATTTTGGTTTACTCACATTGGGTTGGTGTTTGAATTTAGTTTAGTAAAAGAAACAATAATGGTCAATAGTTTATTTTAGTTTAGTAAACATTTTTTATTTTAGTAAACATTATGCTTTAATAGACAAAAGAAAACCCACCGATGGGGTGGGTTGGAAGGAGTTTTCTAGATGAGCGAGAATGAATCTAAAATTGTTAAGCGATTACTTTGGAGCAGCATTCTTTGCAACTGCGTAACTCTGATTTGCATGCTCATCATTATTTTCCACCTTGTAAAAAACTGAAAAATAGATAGTAACTATTATTGATATAGCAGCTAATAAAGAAGCAACACACGCAACAATGAATGTGGGTGTAACTGTCCAATGAGGTTTTGAAGATTCTTTAATTTGCCTTGTGAGCAACTCATTGCTAATGAGTTGAATAGATCCATCCGATAAGCGATTTGATTTTGGATTTAATTCTCCAGTTAAGGTTTTAATTAACTCCTCATTTGTCATGTTTTTTATTTGAGAGTATTTCAAGTGAACTGGCGCAAGGTTAGCCAAGAAAGCAGGAGAGTGTGTTTTTACACTCTTCATATCAAGTTTTTCTTGCTCTACGATTGCATTTTCACGAGCTATTAACTCTACAAAACCATCAAGTTCTTGGTCACTCCGACATTGTGTAAAGCCATTAATCTCTTTAACTTTTTCAAGGGTTAGTGGCCCAAGGCTGATTGTCTTTCGTTTATCACTTGTCAATTCATCACTCCATCAAGGGCGTTTTAATGTCAAAAAATCAAACATCAAAGAACACTCGTTTAATTTTCATTGCCATTAGTTTCAATATTGGAACCTTGGCCCTTATTTACCTGACTGGTGACTTCAGCAACCTGTTCCCCGCTTTTTCGCTCTGGATTACTGGTATTCTCGCTGGTATTAACATTGGAGAAATGATTCAAAAAAATCACCAATAAATTTATTAAATTTAATTATTTACCCAGCACGCCAAAATTGGCGACCCATAACTCTGAAATTCAAGCCGTTCTGCTCGGTTACTTCTCTATCGCGATATTTGGGATTTAGGCTGTGCAGGCTTAACTTCCCACCTTCTTCTTTAAATATCTGTTTAATCATACCTTCACCCTCGAAGTAAACAGCATAAATACCGCCATCCACAATTTCGGTTTGTGAGATATCAATACCAACCAAGTCGCCATCATGAATGAAGTCAGACATACTATCGCCTTTAGCTTTGATGATTCGCATACAGCTTGGGTCAACATATTTTTTCTGAAAGAAAGATGGCGGAAAAGGGAATTTCCCATTGATTACATCAAAATGAAACTCTATAGATTCGCCTGTACCGCAAGAGAAATTAGCTTCCACAACATCAATCCAAATAAAACCATTTTCAGAATCTTGATCAACAACAGTCGGCTTATGGACATCATTTGCATCAAAAGAGGATTCTTCTTTGTTGGTAAGTCCGTGCTTATCCATGAAGTCCTGCATATTAGAAGGATTTAATCTCTTGAATTCCTCTCCTGTTAAAAGCCAGTCTGGAGAAACCCTGAGTAGTTTTGCTAAAAGCAATAATCTTTCACCAGATGGCGTATTAACTCCGCTCAACCAGTGAGAAACAGCACCCTTGCTCGCACCAGTTGCAGCAACAAGATCTTTATGTTTCAAGCCCAAGTCGGCCATTCTTTTTAGAATTCTATCTGTCGCGCTACTCATAAGTTTACAGCCCTATACGTTGTTTAAAATGATAAACAGTCACCTTGACTTTGTCATAAACATATAGTTTACTTAGATAAACATATTGTTTAGAGAAATAAAGTGAATGTTGATGACTTAAAGTCTTTCTACAAAGCGGAAAGTGATGCTGATTTATCAAGAAAACTTAATAGACCACGTTGCACCATTTTCTTCTGGAAGAAAAACGGTATACCACCTCGTACCCAAGCAGCCTTTGAGGTAATGAGCAAAGGAAAGCTTAAAGCTGACTTACAGGCACTAAGTGCACAGGAGAGATTATGAGCCTTGAAAAGAAATCTACACATGTACGCTTGTCTCCTGAAAACCATGAACGAGCAAAAGTTTTATCTGAAATCAAAGGCAAAGATCTTGCCCAATATATGGCTTACCTACTTGAGAAAGAAATTGCAGGTGAGTGGCATGTACTTAATTTACAAGCAAAATCATTTGAGCGCTTGGGAGTATCAGCTTTGTTGCGGGATTTAAGCACCGAAGTCGAATTTCGTGAGGGACCAGATGGGATTCACAGGGATTTAGAAAGTAAAAAAGCCTGATCTTGGGGATCAGGCTTTAGCATTCAATTCAGAGGGTAAATCTTAATGAATATGCCAATTATACCACATACGATTGCTGGTTCAATCAATCACATTGAAATTGCTCAGATTGTTCATACAGAACCGCGCAATGTGAAGCTTTCTATTGAGCGTTTAGCCAATAAGGATGTAATTCAACTACCGCCAATGGCGAAAGTTGAAAACAAACAGTCACTTAGCCCTAACCGCTTCTCTGATGCATACGTTTTTAGCGGTGAGCAAGGGAAATTAGACAGCATTACCGTGGTTGCACAGCTTTGCCCTCAATTCACGGCGCTCCTGGTGAAGCGTTGGTATGAGTTGGAAAGCCAAACCGCAAAGCCTGTCGAACTCAGTCGAATGGAGCTAATCCAATTGGCCTTGGCTGCTGAACAAGAAAACCAAGCGCTTAAGGACCATGTCGCCGTGTTAGAGCCTAAGGCGCAGGTAATGGATGTGATTGCAGACACGGTAAACACATATTCAATCCGTGATTCAGCAAAGACCATCGGCATTCAAGAATCAAAGCTCATTGACTTCATGTTGAAGAAGCACTGGGTATACCGAGAAAACAGCCGTCACCGACGGTTATGTGCATACGCGCAACGAGTAGAGCAAAAGGTAATGGTAAACAAGGTTTCACAGGTGATTGCATGTGTAGAGGGTGACAAGGTTTACACCCAAGCACGCATTACAGCCTTTGGATTAACAAGATTAACGGCACTCGTTGCTGCTGCGGGGTTATTAAACAAATGAGTCAATTCACTCCTAACAGCTTTCAGGTACCTAACGCCTTTGTAGACGACGTTCTTTGTCAAATTGGGGATGTTGCAGCAAAGCTGTATTTGATCATCTGTCGTAAGACACGTGGCTGGTACAAAGAGCATGATTCGATTTCTCTAAGCCAGTTCCAAAAGATGACAGGTAAGAGCCGCCCAACAGTCACAAAAGCAATTGCTGAACTCATTCAAGTAGGTTTGGTAATTGAGTGCGGATCAACCATCCATGGCAATACTTTTAAGCTGAATGACGAATGTGTTGTTGGTTGGAAAATGTCTTTCCCTAGTAAAAATTCTTTACTACCTGAAGGCACTAGTAAAAAATCTTTACTAGTAAAGAAATTTAACTACGCTAGTAAAGAATCTTTACCACCACTAGTAAAAATTCTTTACACACAAAAGACACTATCAAAAGACACTCTACAAAATAAAAAAATAAATAAAAAAAGTAAGAGTGTTCCTGAACAACCTAAGGCTGAAAAACCAAAAGCGGAAAAGCAAAATCAATTCGATCCTAAAGCGGTTGAGTTACCAGCGAATGTAAATCGTGATTTGTGGATTCAGTTTGTTGACATGCGCAACAGCATCAAAAAACCTCTGACTGAAAACGCCGTGAAGTTGTTGATCAACAAATTAATTGGTTTCGGTGTAGGGGCAAATCAATCCTTGGAATCTTCGATCATTGGCAGTTACCAAAGCGTATACCCACCGAAGAATACACCCGCACCAGTTCAACAACCTTTGGAGCGCCGTCGTTTTGGCAACCAAGCAAATCAACCAGCGCCAATGCGTGATGTTCAAGGAGAGTGCGCATGAGCAATATCCAATTATTTGAGCAAGCATTTGCGATTGATTTCCCGATTGAAGTAGCGGACATGGTTCTTCAGCGCATGAGTGATCTTTACGGGGCAGCATTCACGAAAAACTTTGAAGTTTATGCGGATGAAGAACTTCGCCAATTGGCATGCACAGTCCTAAATGGCCTAACCCCAGCAGATATCGCACGTGGTTTGACGCGGATGAACTCTGAAGAGTGGTGCCCGAAGAATTTACCGACATTCCGCAGCTGGTGTGAACAAGGCGGTGATTGGTGGACTGCTGATATGGCTTGGGCAAAAGCAATGCAGTTTGAATCAGATCCACAAACGAAGATCACAACGCTGACCAAGCGTGTACTTGATGAAGTTCGCCATGTGTTGAGCGCAGAGGGGCAGAAATCGGCTCATTTCGCTTTCAAAGATATTTATGTGGATTACCTACGCCGTGCTAAGGCAAAGGGTATGACGCAAGAAATGTGGGTGAAGCCTAAGGCTCCAAAGCAGCTCGACAATCATGAGCGAAACCGTACAGGTGTTCCTTGCCCACCTGAGCTGGCAGCAAGAATAGGGAAGACGTTTAATCGTGTTGGGGGTGAAGTGTGAGCTATAAAGAAGACCATACGATAAGTATTGATACTGTGGAAAATGTCATTAAGTTTTCACGCAAGTCTGAACGTGGCACATGCGAACATAAAAACATCCAGATATCAGCAGAAGAAAATGAAGTTTTATGCACTGACTGCAATGTTCGCTTAAACCCGGTCTGGTGGATTCAAAAGCACCTTAAGCACCTCAATCGGGCTACAGAAAGAAATAACAGTGTTTTATCTGAGGCACGGGAAATTTATAAAAAACTGGAAAATAAAAATTCATTCATGTGCAAACACTGCCATGAAGTGAATCTGATTGACTTCAAAAAATTACCGAGCAAGGCAGCAATCACGCGCGGAATATCTGTGGTTGAGCAGGATCATGCAGGTATGACTGTGGAGATCGATAGATGAATCAATCACTTTCAAAACTCAATAGCGCTGCTGTGCTAGATCGCGGAATTGGTGTCCTACTGGCTGTTAAGAACACCCCAGTAGCAACGGCATCCGAAATTCAACAACAAGTTATGCCAGATGTGACGAAACGTGCTGTACAGCGCTATTTAAAAAATTTGGTTCAGATGGGGCTTCTGTATGCAAAACACAGTGAAGGCCTAGAAAATCGATATTACCTGAGTGGTAAAGCTAAACAGTTATTTGAGGTGAAGGGATGAAAGTAGGCGACCGCGTAAAAGTAGATTTTATTGGTGAATCCGCAACGATTTATTCAGGCAAACGCTTCACTGGATACGGTGTGTTAGACCGAGTTGAAGATGGTCGTGTATATGGGCGTTTGGATGATGGAACGCCGTTTAGTTGCTTTACTGGTGATGTGGAGGTTATCCAATTAGTAGATCGTACTGAAGAATTTGAAGCATTTTTTACAGCACAACCATTCTTTAAAAACTTGAGATTTATACACGGCGATAAGCTCTTTGATTTTGACAAGGGCATCGGATATCGCAATTTAACTGTTCAAGTTGGCTATGTGTGTTTTTGCAAAGGTGATGGGGAGTTTGTATTGAATGACTAAGTATCTCATTGGCATCGATACGGGTGTGAACACAGGTTACGCCGTGGCAGAAGACAAAGGCAATGGCGGTGAACTATTTGAAGTTAGATCCTTAACAATTACTCAGGCCATGAGTCGAACGCTTGAGTTTGTTGTGCACTATGGAAAAGAAAACGTCTGTTTATTTATTGAAGATGCTCGGCAGCGCACCTGGTTCACTGGTGGCCGTGAGAAAGCCCAAGGTGTTGGATCGGTAAAGCGTGATGCGCAGATTTGGGAAGATTGGTGTAAGGAGCAAGAGTTGAATTACCTAATGATTCATCCGGCAGCCAATGCAACCAAAACAAAGGCCGATGTATTTAAAAAGCGCACCGGGTGGATTGAACGTACGAATGAGCATGCGCGTGATGCAGCTATGTTGGTTTTTAAAAGATTTGCGAAGTTTTGAGGGAAATAGGATGAATGCTAAAGTTAAAGAAGAGAAATTAACTAATATTGAGTGGTTGGGCCAACACTTAAGAGCTAAGACTCCAAATTATGAGCAGTCTGGTAGCGGTGGTACGAATGATGAAGTGCCAGCATGGGAGGTTAGATGTTCAGCATTTTCAGCAATTGAAACTGATTTGGCGAAGGCATTAGCTGCTTTATATGTTTGGGGGTACAAAGATAAAACCTCTTATAAGTTTGTTTTGAATCATCTTGCTACGATTGTAGTAAAGGAAGCAAAAGTTAAAGGTCAAAAGCCTAATGTGATTTCATTGGATGCTTTAGCTGAATTAATGGCGCGGTTGGTTTTGGATTTCGAATTAGAGCCTGCACTTAATGATGTATTCACTAGTAAAGGGAGGCTTTATTATGCGGGTATCTCTGCACATCAATTGACTTACGATGCATATCGCAAAACATGGAAGGGGTATGAGTCATTAATGGAACTTGCAATTGTTAGTGCAAAATGGGAAATTGAAAACGCGTTGAATATTTATAGAAATAAATTAGAAAAAGGATAAGATGAAAATCTTATTATAAGAGAGGGTTAATCATGGCAATTCAGTTAATTAGTCAAGATGAGTTTGAAAACAATATTTCTAGAATGCAGATGTTTACACGAGAAGTTGAATGGTTAAAAAGTGATGAGTGTTTACTTTTTGGGGCAGTTGTTAAAGATACAATTGACAATGATTGGGGATATATTGTTTTAAGTCCAAATAAAGATGGTGAGCCTGAAACAATGAAAGTAGATGTAAGTCTTGAGTCACGAGAACAAGCTTATACACTCGCGCATGAGGCCATGTTGAAACTTGAAGAACTGGGAACTATTAAATCTAAGATATTTGAAGAAAAAGAAGTTAACTTACAATTACCAAATTTTGAAATAATAACAGTTGAAGATTTGATTCAAGATTATTTTAAGAAATACCCTGAGGAGATTTACAAGTTATCTCCACGTAAATTTGAAGAATTGGTTGCTGGAATAATTAAAGATTTAGGTTATGAAGTGGAGTTGACTCAGGCAACTAGAGATGGAGGAAGAGATATTATTGCAAGAATAAAAACAGGTCTAAATACATTTCTAACTCATATTGAATGCAAGAAATACAATCCTGACAATAAAGTAGGTGTGAAAATTGTTAGAGAAGTAATCGGAGCTCATAATTTAGGTAATGCTGATAGGAGTTTAATCATTACGTCAAGCTTTTTCACTAAGGATGCAATAAAGGCTGCGGAAAAAGTTGAAAGTTTTCTAGCTATAAAAGATTTTAACAACTTAAAAGAGATTATAGTTTTACTACAGTGGTCGTATTGTGGTTCATGATAGATACGACTAAAAGCTCATTAATAAATGGGCTTTTTTAATGCCTTGAGAAATGTTCTGTGAAAGCAATATCAAGGCACCCAATGGCGGCTTAACTTTATTCGTAGTGGTTTAAATTTTAATGCCGCCACCTAGTGCCATTAGCTCAGTTGGATAGAGCATCCGCCTTCTAAGCGGATGGTCGCAGGTTCGAGCCCTGCATGGCGCACCATTATTATTCAAAATCAAATATCCTATAGTAATTGCAATTTGTTGGTTTCTTAGACAATATTAAGTATTGTATTTAATATAAGAAATTGATTATGGAATTCCAAACGCATGTAAATAGAGAATTGCCGAGAGGCAAACAAAATATGCATTTAATTGGATATTTTGCAGATAGTAAGCCGAATAGACTATTTGTTAAATCAGCTAGAATTGTTAATGAAGATGGTGGAATTGATAGAAGAGAAATTGTTCGAATACTTTTAGCAGAACATCCTTCAGGAACTGAAATTTTGTTCCACTCTATATCTGATATCGGATTACAAGATGTTGATGATATTGAATAAAAGAAGTTGATTAAATTAGATTCAAAAACATAAGCCTGATCATTAATTTGATCGGGCTTTTTTAATGCCCGGAGAAAAGTGAAGCAATGAAAATTAAATTATTAGCAGTCGGTTTAATGTGTGCAACAGCACTCGTTGGTTGTTCGCGTGATGCTCAAGTTGCTTCACGCAACCTATCTCATGCAGCAGACAACTTTCAATTAGATCGACGAATCGTTTTTTATAACGGTGTTACTGGTGATTATGTTCTAAC